AGATAATGAGGACACCGCCAACGTGGTGGCCAGAACTAATAACATGGAGCGAAGGCGACATCGCTCAAACATATGGAGATGCAAAATGACCGAACAAGAACTGGGCTTGGCAATGGTAGCCCACGAAGCCACAATCGACCGCTCGTACATGCACGTTAATAATGGTGGTGGTTGGTACATTAAACCGTTCCCGAACCGTACACCTCGCGCCATCGCTATCATCAGATGGTTCTACGACAAAGAAGAGGGCTCGGTGCTAGAGTTAAGCACCGCCGCCCAACTCCATAGGCTGGGGACTGTCCATGCCGTGACTAGAAAACTGGTAGAGTGTGGAGGTCTTACAAAGCTGCCAGTAACGCAGCCTCGAGGCAACGCGCGACGTTACACTGTCACCCCTAATAACAAGGAAGTGATGGCCGAGATTTTGTACGACGATTACGTTTAACCGCAATAGTGTTGTGTGCATGTGATTGCACGTGCATCCGTTCCGTGTTACATACGTGTAAACACATATAGAAACGATTCTGTAATATGACTACTCTGGGGGGAGATAAATCAAATGAAGAATATAAATCCATTTATAGAAACACTAGGCAGGCACAAAGGACATCACTCAATGACATCACGCCGCGTGGCTTGGTGTACATTTGAGCAGCCCTGTACCGATGTTGTAGACCACCCGATAAATACAAGCGCGCAGGTCTACCGTGGTACCAATTATAAAGTAGGCCCCCCTCAATCAACATTCTTGCAAGCGCAAGAGTGGCCTAATCCGTCGACAGGGCCAACACTGATGTGGACAAGTTCAAATCAAAACAGATCCAACCTTGGCCTCTCGATAGGTGTCTTAGACGGCATCACGGTGAGATCAACAACGGCTATAGCCGAATGTGAAGGATACGACCATGGCCTACGAGCCAACGGAACACGCTAGCGAAGCGCTAGACGTCTGTACGGATATTCTGCGGAAGAACCCGCACTCAGTTAATAAATGGATATCACTCGCGGATAAATATATGCAGACTTATGTAGCAAACCCTAATACCTTTTTGTTACCTAAAGCGCATGAGTTCCTAGAACCTATTGTTATGGCATTTGCGCCAGACCCAGAAGGTTTCACAATTTACTTGTTAAGCGTGAGAGACATGTTCTCGAAAGGCGACCAAGCATGGGAGCAAATACAAGCTCACTACCGTCGAATAAACGGACGGTACGTGCAACAGATGAGAAGGGAACGGTCCCACAGGGCCGTTGCCAAAGCAGAAACACTATACGGTGAGACAGACTACCATACTCGACTACAGTGGGTATCTCGTCTGGAGCATCAGTGGTCAAAGAGAAGGTTGGAGTTCCTCGACGGACATCGTGCCTCCTTCTCGTCAGGCCGTATCGACACCGAAGCCCGAGCCGAACTGTTGGCTGTGTTTTGGGAAATAGTTGATACGGAGGTCAATGAAGGAAAGGAGTTGCCACCGTGGAGTTAACTAAACCGTGGTCTTATTCTCAGCTAACTGCGTTCGAAACCTGCCCAAAGCGATTTCAGCTTACGCGGGTGACAAAGCAAGTTGTCGAAAAGCAGACTGAGGCCACACTCTGGGGAAACCAAGTACATAAGGCGTTGGAGTTGTTCGCTGCTAAAGGACAGCCCCTGCCCCCAGAAATGCAGAAGTACGAAGGCTACGTGAAACAGATACTAGCTATCGAAGGCAGACGTGTGGTGGAGGAGCGTGTGGCGCTCACTAAAGATTTCCGCCAGACAAAGTGGATGGCCAAGGACGTCTGGGTCCGAGGTATTATAGACATCGGAGTAGTTGGCTCCGACACCGCTTACTTACTAGATTGGAAGACGGGTAAACACAGGCCCAACAACGACCAGTTAAAGCTATTCGCTGCCCTAGCGTTCGCTATGTACCCTTGGGTCCAACGCGTAGTTACAGGGTTCATCTGGTTGAAGGTGGAGAAGTTTGACAAGGAGGTGTTCACGCGTGACCAGCTACCCGAAATATGGAACGAATTTATGCCTAGGCTATCCAGAGTAGCAACTGCATACAGCAACGATAAGTGGCTCCCAAAGCCGTCAGGTTTATGCAAAAACTGGTGTCCAGTCGGACGATCTTTGTGTGAACATTGCGGGGCATAACAAATAGAACGCCAGCGACTATAGGACTGGCAGAAGTGAATTAGGAATGGACTACAACAATACTGAAACGGGAAGCACGACTACAGAACTCATCGACATGAACAACGTAGAGCTACATAAACACGGCGTAGGTAGAGAAGATGTAACACCTCTCGAGAATGAGTTGCTGCACCGACTTGAATCTTACATCGAAATTTACGGAGACTGGATTACTAATGCCGATGACGCCAGAAGCTAAAGTTAAGAAGAAGGTCAAGGAATACTTACAATCTATCGGTGCGTGGTACTACATGCCTGTATCTAACGGCATGGGCCGTGTAGGATGCCCCGATATATTAGTTTGCTACTCAGGCCAGTTCTTAGCTTTCGAGACCAAGGCTCCGGGCAAAATTAAGAACGTTACACCTAACCAGTTACGTGAAATAAACGGAATACAACGTGCTAACGGGTTAGCACATGTAGTCGACGACGTAGCCCAAGTAATAGCCATCATGGAGGAACTCGATGACCAAATCATCAAAGCAAGAACTGGCGACTAAAGCGAAGTACAACGCTCGACCAGACGTAATGAAAAAACGGGTTGCTCAGAACAAAGCCCGTCGTCACGCCGTTGTAGCTGGTAAAGTTAAGAAGGGCGACGGTAAGCACGTCGACCACAAGGTTCCACTGGACGCTGGCGGCAGCGCTACCGACGGTAACACCCGTGTCATCAGTGCCAAAGCTAACAAAGGCTGGCGCGGTAAAAAACCCGGAATGTACACGAAGGGTAAGACATGAACCCACGCGAATATAACGTGGGTCACTCAGACTACGCTAACCACAAAATACAACCGTGGGATATCTGGCGAGAGTACAGCCTTAACCCGTGGGATGCAGACATAGTTAAGCGCATCCTGAGAGAGAAAGGCGAACGCCGCCTAGACTACGAGAAAATCAAACATATCTGCGATGAGCGCATCAGACAGATCGACGAGGAGTTAAACAATGCTAGTGATGAAAGACAAGAAAGCCTTAGTGCTGAAGCTCCGAGACTCCGCGCAAGTACTTAACGTCGTACCAAGTGCTAAATCTTTTATAGTTATATAGTTAACGGAACACCATTGGTTGCAGTGCCGCACCGCACCGAAGAGACCCGACTACTGCGTAACTTAGGTTACAACGCCCCTGCCCCGATCCGCACGTATTATGATTGGCCCGGACGCTTCACCCCATTTCACGCTCAGAAGGAAGCCGCTGCGTTTCTGTCTATGCACAAACGAGCGTTCAACCTCTCAGAGCTAGGTACTGGCAAATCGTTAGCGTCCTTGTGGGCGTACGATTATCTGCGCGGCATAGGGCTACTCAACAAGTGTTTGATTATATCCCCGTTGTCGACGTTGGAACGTACCTGGGCGGACGAGTTGTTCAACCACTTTCCGCACCTCACATTTGCTGTCCTACACGGCTCCAAAGATAAAAGAATTAAGCTGCTCAAAGAAGACTTCGACGTCTACATAGTTAACCACGACGGCGTTGGTATCCTCGAGCCCCATCTAAAGACGCGCACTGATATCGACCTTGTTATAGTAGACGAGATTGCGCAGTGCGCTCGTAACGCTGGCACCACACGTTGGAAGCAGATCAACTTGGTAGTCAACCGACACAAAGAACCCCGCTCTTGCTGGGGTATGAGCGGCACCCCGACGCCGAACGCACCGACTGACGCATGGGCGCAATGCCGCCTAATAAACCCAGCCAGTGTCCCTCCCTACTTCAACAGGTTCAAGGGCACGGTGATGAAGCAGCTATCGCAGTTCCAGTGGATACCACGACCCGAAGCTACGCAGATCGTTAAGGACGTAATGCAACCGTCGGTTCGCTTCACTAGAGACGAGTGCCTCGATCTTCCGCCGCTCATGTACGAAACCCGCGCAGTGACGCTGACCCCAGAGCAGAACAAAGCATACAAGGAAATGCTTACACGACTCAGCATACAAGCAGACGAAGGTGAAATCACAGCGGTTAACGAAGCAGTCAAGATGGCCAAGCTGGTGCAGATAGCCTGCGGTGTTGTCTACGCAACCGACGGCACAGAAGTTACGATCCCTACGTCGCCGCGTGTTGAAGAGACCCGAGCTATTATACAATCGGCACAGGGCAAAGTTATTGTGTTCGTACCGTTTGTCTCGTCGGTCAAGATGGTGGCAAAAGAACTAGCCAAGGACTTCTCTGTCGAGATCATCCATGGTGGGGTAAGTAAGACAGAACGTGACCGCATCTTCGGCGCTTTCCAAAAGTCAGACGAGCCACGTGTTCTGGTTGCGCAGCCAGCCGCCATGTCACACGGCCTTACCCTTACAGCTGCCAGCACAATCATCTGGTACAGCTGCATCACGTCGAACGAGACCTTCGAGCAAGCCAACGGGCGTATCAACCGCCCCGGACAGAAGATGAATAACTTTATCATTTGCTTGGAAGGTACACCCGTGGAGAAACGCATCTATGCGAGGCTCCGTAAAAAGCAAAAGATGCAAGGTGCACTGCTCGACGAAGTGAAAGCACATCGCGTAATCGCTTGACGCCTCAAACCATAAGAACTAATGTGTTTACACGTGAACACGTAAGAGGGTATCATACAATGAATTTACTAAAGCCAACCGAGGTATCGGCCAAGCTAGGCATCACTAAAGGTGCCCTACATTCGTTTCGGAGGAGAGAGCATAGCTTCCCCGAACCAATCAAGGTTTCACCAAAAGTTTTTCGGTGGGACGAAACAGACATCGACAGGTGGCTGACTGCCAAAAAGGAGAGCATATATGGCACAAGTACAGAAGTTGGATGACAAAACGCTACTACAGTTTTTCATCGAATTGAGAGATCGGCGTACTAGACGCAAAGCTGACTACGCGTTGGACGATGCTGGTGATAAGCAAAAACAAGACGGTATAGAGATCGAGTTCCTTCGTCGTTTCGATGATCGTGGGATCGACAACGTTTCGTCGCGTGAATTTGGAACTGCTTACAGGTCAACACGTTCGTCTGCCACAGTAGCAGATCGTGACATGTTTACTAACTACATCAAAGAGCACGACGCGTGGGAGCTTGCAGATATCCGAGTGAGTAAGTCAGGCGCGGTGCAATTCCGCGAAGAGCACGACGACTTAATTCCGGGGACAAACTGGAGCGAAACACAAGTTGTAAATTTTAGGCGCACATGATGCTGACTTTTGAGGAACTACCAGTCGAGACTGTAATAGTATCTGGGATAACCAGTGCTCGTACATGCTTCACCAACGAGGGTGCACACATGTGCCACTCCGACGACGGCGTCGTTCCCGCATCAGATACAGCGACCCCACAGGCGAACAAATGTGCAATCTGCACACACAACCAGTGGGGCTCCAAGATTACACCCAACGGCAAGCGCGGCAAGCGCTGTAGGGAGTTTAGTCAACTCTCGCTTATACAGTTAGACAGCCGCCACAAGCTATCGTTGGTTGTTCCGGCCACTTCTCTACGAGCACTCAGAGACTTTGAGAAGCAGGTCGTATCCAGAGGCGAGAAGCTATCCAATGTTGTCACAAAGATCGACACTACGGAGAGCAACAATCGTACTTCGCTTTCGTTTAGGGTCACACGTTTTCTACAAGACGGTGAGCTAGACGAACTAAAGAGAGTGTCCCCGCGCACGGCTTCGGCTTTCGCGGTGACAGAAGGTTTTAATTTTCATTAACCCAACTTAGGAGGCCAACATGGCTAGTAAGAATACAACACTTATAATTTCTGACGTAACTTCAATGTACCCGAAGATTAATCAGACCTACAAATTTGATTCCAACGCTGGAGATCGGGGCCGCACCGTTCCTTGTGCTCCTACAGATGAAGGGTCTGAATACTCAATGACCTTAGTGCTAACCAAGGCACAGGCTGTCAGCTTGTACTCATCCATGAAGGAGCACTACACAGCTACTAAAAACGATAAGTGGGACGCGTTCCCAAAAGCCGCTGACGTTTTCAAGCTCGACGACGCCGGTATGTTTATGATCGAGACAAAGCTCAAGGGTAAGTTCGGTACTGATCTGACAGAACCACCAAAGCAGTTCGACGCTAATAACAAGCAGATGCCATCAGACTTCTTGTTGACGTCAGGTTCTCTGGTTAACGTTCTTGTTGGTTTGGTTACATATGAGCCAGTACGTGGGTGTGGTGTGTCGCTCCGTCTGCGTCAGGTGCAGGTAATCGAGCTAGCTGAAATGAAGCAGCGCTCTGCGTTCGAGGTTATCGACGGTGGGTTCAACTCAGACGTTGGTGGGTTTGCTACTGAACTTATGGCTCCAGCGGCCAATGCAGCGGATGACTTCGACATGGGCTCCCCTGCTCCAGTAGCGGTTATGGCTCCGAAAGCGGTTCCGGCACCAGCGCCAAAAGCACCAGCTAAAGAACTCAACGCGATAGAGATTGGCTTGGACGAGCTCGAGTTCGACGAAGTCGGATAACAAGACAAGGCTGGGGGGCTTTCTCAACGGTAGCCGAGGGAAACTTCGGCTACCCAATCTGTTAACGCGTAAACATTTAGGTATATTATGAACACACTAGATTTTTTAGAGTGGGTTCTGCCAACGACTGGAACAGTTGTCCTCGGCTTTCTTGAGGAGACTGCCCACGGGAAAACTAGGTGGAGCCACAGAAGCTACGAGACGGTTGCCGAAGCCGCCGTAGCCGCTGTAGAAATCGACGGCCCGGGGATGACTGCGTATTTTGCGGTGAATACTTTTGGCAGTTGGTACAAAGACAAAGACGGCAAAGATGTTATCCGCAAGCAAGAGAACGTCGTCGCCTCCCAGGCGCTCTTTGATGACTACGACGTCAAAGATAAAGAGGGCCACTACAAAACTAAAGAGGAAGCCATCGCGGGTATTGTTACCTTGTCGAAGGCTCTGCGCCTAACGCCCAGCGTTGTGGACAGCGGCGGCGGCTATCATACATACCTGCACACCGACGAAGACATGGACGCAGCGACGTGGAATGAGCTAGCTTTACTTAAAAGAAAAGTCACGACACATCTAAACATACTGGTAGACAAGGCAATCGACACAGACAGTGCTCGCGTCTTACGACCCGTCGGGCTGTACAACAGAAAGTACGGTGATCCGCGCGAGGTTAAACTACTCAAGCAGGGACCGCGTTACCCAGTTGCTATCATCCGGTCAGCGCTTCAAGAATTTATTAGAGCCAACGATATAAAAACCAAACCAGTATCTGGCTTTGGGGTCATCGAGAGTATTCCTAAGTTGGACCGCATTGCAGCGTCCGACGCCGCGTTGAACGGAGATGACTGGCACGACAACGTGCTGAAGCTTGTGGCCAGCTGGGTATCTAAAGGAAACACAGACGAAGAAATTATCTCTTTGGCGGGGCGCTACACACTTGACGATTACTCGTCTGAGGAGACGCTCAACGATATACAAGTGATGATTGACGGGGCTAGGAGCAAAGGTTTCGCTCCCCCAGAAGTTGATCCGACACCGTTGGTAGCCGCACCAACACCACCTCCACCAGCGCCGACGACGGGATCTGGGGCTGTCATCGAAGGGCAGTCTATCCCCTACTGGCCAGCCAGTGGCTGGAGATGGAATGGTACCGCGCTCAGCCGGTCAGTTGTTGACGCCGACGGCGTCGCCCAGTGGAGACCCTTCTGTCGCTCCTTTATCTACCCACTGAACCGTATCCAAGACAGTGAAGGCACGTGGGTCATCCACTGGAGAGCTTTAGAAAAGAACGGTGCGTGGCGCGAGTTTTTCATGCCGACGTCTGAGTTGGCCTCTGCGGACTTGATGGCGAAAACCTTAGCCGCGCACGAAATATTCCTAATGCGCCTAAAAAACTCGAGGTCTGATATGGCAGAATTTGCAGAAAACTTGATCGAAACGCTACAAGCTTGGAAGATCGAAACGAAAACTTATGGACAGTTCGGATGGCTCCCTGATCGCAGCGGCTTTGTTATGGGCACGAACATGATTACACACGACAGTAGTGTGCGAGTATTGTGTGACGACACCGTTCCCCACGACATATCTGTTGATTTTGGTCGGAGCGGCACCCTAGACGAGTGGGTCGCTAACATAGACACGCTGTACAACCGCAAAGACGCAGAGCCGTTTCAGTTCGCGCTGTGCCACTCGATGGGTTCAGTTCTCGTTGAGCTCATGGGCAGTAGTAACTGGCACGGGCTACCGCTCGCCTTCACAGGGTTCGGCGGCACAGGTAAGTCGACCGCCTGCAAGATCGCCTGCGGCTTTTACGGCAACCCAGAACTCATGGAGCGACAGACGGGCGAACAAGGCTCGACACTGAACGCGGTAATCAAGCGGATCGCAATCATGGGTGGGATGCCGATGTTGCTCGACGAGTTTTCTGGCAGAACCCCAGACGAACTAACTCGCACGGGCTACGCACTGGCTAACGGACGCGACAAAGAAAGGCTAAAAACCAACGGTAACTTCTCCACCGTGGGCGGTCAGTGGTTTAAGAACAGTTTCATAACGAGCAACGACAGCATCCTCGAGAGCATATCCAAACTGCCTGCGGGGTACCGCGTCGAGGCGACGCAACTGCGCTTCTTTGAAATATCTTTGCCAGCTGACTATCGGTCTCGCGTATTCCCCGACATCTCCCAGACGTTCATCGAGAACCACATGGACCACGTGTACGGCGAGGCGTGTCTACCATACATCCGTTTCATCATAAAAAACATGGACTGGGTACGTCGTCAGTTAGCAGCTGCGCGTGGCAAATTTAATCCCAAGTCAGAGGACGACAACAAGGAACGCTTCTACCGTGACACCATCGTTACCGCGCTGGTCGCAGGGAAGATCGCCCAGAAGCTTGGCCTTATCTCGTTCGACATAGGCAAGATGCAAAAGTGGGCGGAGGGTCAAGTTAAACAGTTGCGCGAAGGCCGACGCGAAACCAACACAGACGTCGCTGAGCATTTAGCAGCGTTTATCGCCACGCTACAAGGACGACTCATTGTTACCAAAAGGCTAGGCAACGCGAACGCAAACAAGGAGGACACTGCGTTTCCACTTCGCGCTCCTGCGGTTGGCCGTATCGCCACCGACAGCGAAAAGGCTTTCGTGACCGTCAAAAGTATTGCTGACTGGTGCAAAGAATTTGGTGTAGCCCCAGCGGCGATACGCGATGAACTAGATCGTGCTGGGTACCTAATGATGCAAGCAGACGGGTCGTCTAGCTCTCGTATCTATATCGGTCAGGGATCAACGGTGCCGAGCGGCCAGAGCCGTTGCTACGAATTAAACTTTAACAAACTATATTTCGGCACGGCGTTATCGCTAGTGCCAGAAGAGGAAGAAGTATGACTCAGAACGAGCAAATAATAAAAACACTAAAACACAGGCTAAACGGCATGAGCACAGAAGCTGCAACCCTTGGCCGTTACGGTCTCAAGCAAAAAGTGGAAGAGATAGGCTACTTGATAGACATGCTGGAGAAGAACATTGACAGGGTGTAAAGCGGAAGCCGAGCTTGGGCGTCGCATGTCTCTAGTTGCTCAGCTAGAAAATGAGAGGTCGAGGATCAGATGGGGCGCTTCGCCCACTTTAGATCGTCGCGTGTACAATCAGAAAAAGATGCCCCTGTCACTGAAGGCCAGCCGTATTAACCGCATGTTGTTGAAAAAACTAAACATAGAAGACATCGCCGACTTTACTCAAACGTCTAAGGAAGTCGTTGGTCACATAGTATCGAAATATAATTTACCTAGAAGCGAGGTGTAGTGGGATGCCAGCAGCAGCTACCACTAAAGCAGCCATACAAAGGGCAATCGAAGCTACACAGGCCACAGGTTTAGTTGTGGGGGCAGTGACCGTGAGCAAGGACGGAAGCGTCCGCGTAGAGACCTATCAGAAAAAAGTAGACATGGATTCCGATATAGACCACAGTCCAAAGCCCAAACAGTGGGCTGCGCGGAGGTAGTGTTTTGGAAGTCAAACTTGTAGGGTTGTGGGAAGAGAAACGTATTAGTGGTTCTGTACGTTACCGTGTTCGCAAAGAAGGCGACAAGCGCGTAGTAACCACCATACCAGTAGGGAAGACCGACCCAAATTTCTTACACTATTACTACGCCGCGCGGGAAGGTTACGTGTGGGAACCTGCAAAAGACAAAGTAGTAAAACACTCGTTGGACTGGCTAGTTAAAGAGTACCTTCACTACTTAGAGAATAGTGTTTCCGCTGGAACATTCAGCATAAAAACTTTAGTAAAACGGCGCGGGTTACTCACTCGGCTGTGCGACTTTCGTGACAAGGGCGAGCGGTACGGCGACTTTAGTATTGATGCGCCGAAGTGGGTTTTTATTAGAGTTCGTGACGCGTGGGCTGCAAAACCCGGCTCGGCAGATGAACTTATAAAATCAGTAAGCGCTATGTACACATGGGCTGGACCCGATGGGCAACAACTCGTCTTAGATAACCCAGCACGGGGTATCTCAAAGATTAGTAAGAAAGCCGTTGGGGCTACCCCGTGGACCCCCGCCGACATCAGAGCTTTCAAAAAAGTTCACCCCAAAGGGACGACAGCGCACCTGTGGTTAACCCTTCAAGCGTTTACTGCTTGTCGTGTGGGCGACGCGGTGTGGATAGGACGCTCCCAAGAAAAAGATATAAACGGAAATTTGTGGTTAGATTTCCAACCTCGGAAAAAAGGGTCTGCGTTTGTTTCTATGCCTATGTTGCCCCCGCTCGTTGAGGCCACACGCGCAGCGACGGTAGTAGGCGCTAGTTACATTCTCACCGAACACGGTAGGCCGTTCAAATCTGTCGACGGGCTGGGTAATCGCATCCGCGAGTGGTGTAACACCGCAGGGCTGGTAAGTCTTTCGTCGCACGGAGTTCGCAAAGCCACAGGGGAACTTATGGCAGAAGCTGGTAGCACTCAGTACCAGATTATGGCGGTCATGGCTCACACGGAAGCAAAGACTTCAGAAATTTATACTAAGGGTGCCGAACGCCGGGTCTTGGCCTCTGCCAGTATGCAAGCTCTGAACGATTTAGACTGGTAAGTGCTCCCCGGTTATTTTTCGGGGAGCACCTTGGTCCTTAAAATATGACGCAAACACCCCTACTGGTAGACCGCTAGGGTCCACCAAACCACTAAAAAAGTCAATGAAATCAATGGCAGGGTGCTCCCCGGGGGGCAAATCCAGCCCAAACGATATCAATGGGTTAGAATAAAAGTGCTCCCCGCTTTAATAAAAAAGCCCCCCACCAGCAGTGCGAAACCTGACTAATGGAGGGCAGTTAAGCCGGGCGCTTGGGAGATGCACGGCTATTCGATAACTTATTGCAACTTCATCTGTTCTTTCTTTTCGAGTTTCTCTCGATTTCTTGGAGCTTTAAGCAAGGTGCTAAGGCTCTGCCTGTTGAGCGCACCCGGAGCATCGTTAAAGAACGGACGAACTCGGTCTTTTGATTTCTGCAAATCTCTAAACTCTTGGCGCAGTTCACTCTGTGCCACGCGGTCTCGGTTCCTAGTAGCTTCGATGTACTGCTTGCGAATTTTAGAACCCTCTTTATTGAAGTACTGCTGCAACTCGTACTGCTGGCCCCGTGTCCACTTGATTCTGTTGATCTCGGTAGCGGGTAAACCCATTGCGTTAAGCAGCAGGCTCATACTGTCTATTTCACGAGGATCGACAATCACCGTTCCAAGCTTGGTGGTGTAGCCTTCGGTAGCTAAGCGGTAGCTCTCGGCCACGGTGCGCAATCCTTTTGGCACAGAGTACTCGATACCTTTGAGCACATCGCCCTGCTTAAAGTATTCAGCGGCACGGAAGAAATTAACGCCTGTTGTTCCAGCTGGACCCGCCAAGCCCATCAAAATGTCTGTGGCCCCTGCTTCCCCTGCTTGGAAGTCAGCGTATGGTAACGGGTGGAATATCTTTGACTGATTGAGCTTGGTGCTAAGATCGAGCCCTAACGAGGAGAACAAGCCACGCGACAAGGCTGTACCGAAGGCACCGTCGTCGATGTTATCTTTAATCCAGCGTTCCATGTCTTGTGGCTCGTCTTCGTCGCCGAGGAACGTAGTTAGCCAGAACGCTGTCGACAGGAGCGGCACACCGGTAGCCCCAGCACCAAGGGCAGCGTGAGCAATAGAGTAACCTAGTACCCGTTTGCCAGCGGCTTTTATCTCTGGGGTTTCGCCAGCAAAGCCTTGCTTGAAAGCGTTGGAGTAGTGCCACGCCATCAACAACTGGTACTTTCGGTACTGTACCACAATCTTCGGCAGTGATTTAATAAGCAGCGGAGCGTCTAACTGCGAGAAGTTACCTTGGGTGTCTTCCACTACAGCCGTCGCATACTGCTCTGCCGTCATATTCATCTCAGCTAGCTTGGACGTATTAGACACGGCCATGTCGTAGGCCGCTACCGCAGAAGAAATTCGGTTTTGGGATTCGACAAACTTAGCTACATTGTACAGCTTGCTGGTTATCGTACCAAGCACGTCAGAGGCTTGGTTCAGCTTTTCGAACCCCGTATTGAACCGGTCAAACGATCCGTCCTCTTCCATACCTTGGTCTATCAACTGGCGGTCTTGAAGCATCTTTAACAGAGCACGGTACTTTGTAGGCACTTTTTCTAAGTCGATACTGGTTTCCATATTGAGGCCAAGCTTTGACGACGCCATAGCAACCTTGTACCCACGGAACAAAGCGCTCCATGTGCCGCTGTAATTGCCAAAGTCACCAGCAATTCGAGGGACAGTAACCATGGCTGGCTGCGTTGCGTTGGTGACGTGGTACCCTACGCTGGTAAGCAACATGTAAACTGAGTTCATAGTAGTGATACGGTCTTGGATTGGCGTGTCGATACCTTTGAGCATGTTCTGGTAGTGCTTAGAGATGCTGTTAAACACCCGCTGCTTCTCTGGGTCTCTGACTTCCCCAGTCTCTGTGAGCGTCTCGTTGCCTGCTTCTGCAAGTGCCGTATTTATCTCGGTACCATTTTCCATTTGAGCCATAAGACTCGCTTCAGATTTCCCATGGTTAATAAAGGACCGAATCATATTCTGTTCGTACCCTGCCCTGTTCAAACGTCTTGCGCCTGATGTCCGAGCGCTGCGCTCGTCCATGGACTGGAAGTACATCCCGCGTACCATGTCGCGGAAAGCTGTCTTTGCACCAGAGTCCATATCTGAACTGTCGCTAGCTGCCAAAGCGGCCATGACTTTTTCATAGACTTCTGGGTTAGACACCCGATCAGAATCTAAGTTGGGGGCTCTTTCAGAGGTTTGGGAGAAGGCGTAATTCTTTTTGTTCTGGTCAACAAACTCTTTTGCTGAACCTATGGTGTCAAAGAAACTAATTACATAATGGTCGCTATCCGACTTTAGTTTCTCGTAAGCATCTTTCTGCTCCTTAGTAGCGCCCTCTGCTTTTGAAGCCTTTTCCGCTGCTACTAATCGCGCAGACTTCAGTTCCCCTGCGTAGTTACCAAATCGTTTTAGTGGAGCGTAAGGTCCGACCAGAGAAGCGTCTGTGAAGAACTTCCCCGCAACCCCTAGTTTCTTAGCCAAAGCAACTTTACGTTGCCGCATCCGCTCGCCGTGCGCAAAGATGTCGGCGACGAGTTGTTTCTCCTCGCTAGACATACGCTGGAACTGCAACCGCTTAGCGGTATCTATGACGACTTCGTTGCCAGAACCCGGTGCTCGGTCTGAAAATAACTCAGGGTGATATTCCTTGGGGTCGTAACCCCACTTTTGTTCGAATGTGGATTCCCCTAGAAACTTGTTCACCGCAACCAAACGACCAGACTTTAAAGCTCTCGCACGTTTCTGCACATCGGCAAACTGCTGTCTAATCTCGTTGCGCACGGCCTCGGCTTTAATCATCCCGTCGTACCAGCGGCCCAGAGCAGGCATGGTTTCACGAACGTCCCGCACGATGTTGTGTACAAACTTAGTTGATAGAGCAGCTTTTTTGGCCAACTCTGCGGTGTTGTCATAGACCTTTTGAGCGGTTGGACCCCCCATGTTTTCGCCGACCCAGTCACGGTTGATACCGTACCGCGCGGCAGCAGTCATCGACGGCGACGTAACAGGGCTTTGCATACTAATGTCAGTCTGGCCGTGCATAAGCTCAATCTGAGCAGCACCCATTGCCATGTCGATAACGTCTTGCGCAGTTAAATCAACCGTACCGCCCATGCCAATTTTGCTTAACGCAGTGACGAACAAGTCTCTGAGTTTTTGTAAGAACTTACCCAGCGAACTATCTACGCTCGGCTCAACGCCAGCGATAGTGGCCTCCTCTAAAAAGTAAGCTATTGCTTCAGACACAACAGCCCCTTCAGACACACCCCCGCGTTGCGCTGCAAGGTCAATCCGGCTTATCGTTCTACGAGCAATCTGGCTCTCTAATGAGTTATCATCTTTTCCCGCCCAATCGTAAATCTGTCGAGCGATATCTCTTTGCTGGTCTGTGTCGAGGATGCTATCAATCCCCACGTGACCACCAACTTCGTGCATGAACGCAGATTTCTCTCTGCCTTCTGCGATGCGTTCGAGGATGAAGTGCGCATGTGGATCACCGTTGCTGTCTTCTATTACCCAGCCGTACGGCTTGGCCTTCCTCAACTGGTCTATGTTAGTCTCTGGTACGACCCCAGTTTCTACAGCTATGATTGCGTCAGCCTCAGTGTCGAACACGTGGATACGCATGTTACTGGTTTCGCCTGTCAGTTTCTTTATAGCTGTGCGGAACGCGGCACGGGTAGCCGTTGCAACCGGCGCGTCGGGTATTCCAAACTTTGGATTGGGTACGCGTTTGACTATTTTTGGAGCTGTTTCTGCTCGTTTTCCGCTCGGGTTGCCATCCGTGTCTGTGCTATTGTCAGTGGTAGCCCCAGTTTCTTCGCTTCGACTAGGATTGGCAGCATTTTTTGGATCATTTGATCCTTTTTCTGTTTGCTCATTGGAGTTCTCCATCGTGACGCCAGCGTTGTCAGCGTCGTATAAGGTTTCTATTCTTCGTAAGTCTTCCGCCAACAGCGCGTCGTTGTTTGTTATATGGTGTTCGGCTACAGAACTAATCCATTCCAACATGTCTGGTGCGCTTAGTTGGGTGAACCTAGGGCCACCCTTAGAAACGCCGTCTACCCACAGTTTCCTAGCAGAGTTTAAAAAGGTTTTTGCCATCAACTCGTTTTCGCCTGCTACACGTTGCTTAGCTTCCTCAACGCGTTGCTCGTAAACGGGGTCTACTTCTGCTGAACGTCCTTTGGTAAATTCCTGTTCTATCGGAGCTACGCCAGTGTACGCGCCTTGGTTAGCACTAGCAGACGTTCCGAAGCCCCCACCCGCCCCAAGCTCTGCTTTATCAAGCTGTTCGTTTGCGTCGTTAAGTTCGTCTGCCTCCATAACGCCAGTGCCGACAGGAGCGACGGCTTCAGTTCCGTCGGTTACAACGTTATCCCCAGGCCCTGGAGCGACGCCGTCGGCTTGGGCTTCTCTGGCAGCTTGTTGATCTAGTTCAGTAGTGTCACCTTTTTGGGCGCTTACTACGTTTGCAGGGCGGAGCGACGCCAGTAACGCGGGAAGTTGTTCTGCCGTTACGCCAAGGGCTTCCGCCAGTTTCGGGCCTACTCTGTTTAGAACTGTTTTGGCCGAGGATGCGTCCTTTACGCCAGCGTCTTTTGCCAACTGCGTAAAACTCTTAGCTCCGGTGCCGTCTGTTTTGTTTGAGAGAACGCGTTGTTCTAAATACTTGTCACCCTCAAAGTTAAATATAGCTTCCGAGAACGTGTCGAAAACTGCTTTGTCGTTCTTTCCATTTAGTCCTTTAGACACTCTCTCCACAGCCTGACGTACAGCTGCCAACTTTTGCTCTCTAGTAGTTGTTAACGCGTTAACATCTATAGGCGGATTTTCAATCTTATCTATCGCAGCCTCAAAGTTTTTCTGTCTAAACTTACCGCCGTTGACGACAGCCGCTAGCTCGTCATATTTACCGCTGTTCACCCAGTCTTCACCGTACAGGGCTTCCGCCTTTTCAATAGCCTTGGTAGTAGTCTTAGCTGGTGCGTCTATGATGGCTTGGCGCTCTTGCGCAACAGCAACAGCTTTTTCGTTTTCGTTTTGTTGGGCGAAGTCTAATTCCTGTTGCTGGTTCGACAAGTTGGCAGTGTATTCGTCTAGCGCAGCTTCGTAAGCCACGTTACCCGCCACCTCGTCTTTTGCACCCTTAGCAGCATCCTTTAGGAATTTGGTCTTAGCCCCTGCAATGTCCACTGGGTCGTAAAAAGATTCACCTTCTGCTCTACGCTTTGTTAGGTCTTCTTGAAACGTTGCATGTATCTCGGTGCTAGGGTCTTCAATGTCAATTTTGTTCTGCTCTTCGAGCTTCTTGTCCCTTTGCGCCAGAAACATCTTTCGGGGCGTGTAGGTTTTGGCTGCTTCTAACCGCGACGTCACAAGGGCTTCAGCTTCTGTAGCTTCCGCTTGAGCTTCTGCGTTAACCACCCGTTCGTTTGCCGCCTGTGCTTCTGCCAGTTGTGTGACTTCGGCGGCTGTACCAGCGTTGGGGTTATCGAGGGGGAGAGATAGTTGTTCTTGGACCTCGTTCTGTGCGGCGGCGGTGTCTAGTTCCGTTCCGCTTGGAGTAGGAGCGCGTAAAGCTCCACCGACTCCACCCAGTTGGCCCCCGCCTATAGCTCCAGCTAAGACTGATGTAGGATCAAAGAACCGAGCCTCTTCGAGACTACGACCTGCACCCATGTCTTCAAGGCCAGTTTGAAGACCCTCTGTGAGACCCTCAACAGCCGAACCAGCCGCTAGACCCGTAAGAGCTCCACGTGTACGAGTTTTACGAGCAGCGTCTATCAAGTTAGATGCGGGGCCGAGCCGCGCCATACCTAGTGTAGCAACGTCGCCAATAAATTCCAGACTGCCAGCTAAAGCCCCGTACCCTGCAACTCGCCCTAGGTTGATGTCATCAATCGACTCGCCATTTGCCCGTGCTTCTTCGACTGCTTGGCCGTAGGTAGCACCTAGCTCCGTGCCAATAGCTTGAGTACCCACACCTGCGTAGGTTCCACGTTTGGCCGAGGTTGAAATAAGATCTGTAGCTTCTTTTTTTAGGCCGTCTGCAATCTTCTTTTTTACCGTTGACTTAACCACTTGTTTAGCTACTAGGCCACCCACGCCACCACTGACAAGAGCCGTTGCTGCTTGGGGGAGCGCCATACCGGAATAGTACTGCGCGAAGTCAGCGGCGTCCCCTAACCCGTTGATACCTTCAAACGAGTCTGTATCTCTCGAGTTAAGAGCCACTTTATCCATGTTATCTTGGTAGCCCCGGATGCCGAAGTCACGTACAGTGTCTGATCCGACTGCGTCCCCCGCCAGTCCTACCAGCCCGTACCCAACCGCTTTGGTCGAGTCTATCCCCGCTGAAATACCACGTGAGAAATCCCCTTGGTCGGGGTCTCGCAGCCCGTAGTACTCCGCAAGCTTCATTGGGTCTTGGCCGAGTTCTTCACCTACCCATTCTAACACTTGAGAATCTGAGTACCCGTACTGGTCGAACTCAGGGTAAAGCTTTCGGAGATCGTTAATTTCTGCCATGTGTTAGGCTTTCCCTAGATTAGTTACTTAGACCGCGAAGCATACGTTCCCGCATTAGCCTAGTAGCTCTTTTCCACTGTATCGGTCTAATACCAGAGCCTTCGGGCGGTGTGTCGCTGATGAGTATACCCTCGACGCTATTTGCTGGATCTGTGTAGCCGCCTGCGCTTGGCGGGGCGAGACCGCTGGCGACAACTTTTCCCGGGCTATTACCGGGTTTGGGATCGAAGGAAAGAGGAACTGTCCCGTCGCCGGTGCCACCATTTAATTCTCCAGGTCTGTCGCCGGTGCCGTTGCCACCATTTAGTTCTCCAGGTCTTTTGTTGCCGCCTAGACCTAATTGGACGGCTGGGTCGCCCTGCTGCTCGACTACTGCATCAAAGTTGTCGCCAGCGAGAATAGCGATGGCTAGCTTGTCTTGGGGATTAGCTGTAAAACGCTGGACCGCCCACTGTGCTTTGGTGAGCGACTTACCTTTTTTCAGAGCATCCGATTGGGCTTGGTAATACGTCAGCCACGCTTCGGTTTTAAACAGTTCTTGGACACCGCTATCGTCGCCTGTAATGGCTGAAATAGAGTACGCTTGCGCTTGTCTAAGGATATCTCGCTTTTGGTCCATTGGGAGCTGCTGAAGAATTTCAGAAGCCGACCCTAGAACTGCGCCGTCTGGGCCTACAATGCTGAAGCTGCCGTCCTCGTTTCGCACAGCTTGATTGTCGTCGTCTTCTACGTTGTTGCCGTTATACACATCGACAGCGAACGGCATAAGAACCTGCTCTACCCCCGAGAAGTCACCTTTGAGCAAAGCATCTCTGTAGGCTACATTCACATCGGAGACAGCCTGTTGCTGGTCTAAATCCAGCTTGGACCCATCAATCTTCATAGCCGCAAGGATATTAGTATCTAGCAACCCTTGTAGCTTAGCGGGAGACTGCTCGATCATGTCTTTTAACGCCTGTTTAGACATACCTAAATCTGTTTGCACCTGTTCTAAGCGGTCGTCAAACGTGGCGTTGTCGTAAGCGGCTGCGATCTTTGCAGAGTCGGCGTTAGCAAATGCTTCTTTGATCTTTGCCGGTAGAGCTTGTACTGCAAACTTACTAGCTGCTATGGCCGAAGTTGTCTGAGCGCCTTGACTCTTAACTAAATCGTCAAATGTGGCAACTTTAAGTTTGGTGTCCGCCTCGGTCCCAGCAGTATTAGCGAGGACACTTTCTATCTGCGCTTTGAGAAGCTTCAACTGTTCTGGGTTCGTTAGGTCGGCTTGGGCTATCGCCGCGTTCACTTGCTTGAGCGTAGCGTCACCCATTTTTCCTGCTCTGACTATATCCTCTTCCAACTTGCGCTTATACAGCGGGTCCATACCCTTAGCTTGGTTGATTGCCGCTCGAGCCGCCTCGTTGCCAAGGTCGGACCCTATCGTAGTAGACTTTATTTGGGCTATCTCAGCTTCAAGTCGTGCAACCTCTTGCGGGTTTGTTTTCTTAGCTTGGGCCAGTTCGAGTTGCAGTTTTTCTAGCTCGATGGGGTCTCTCGCATTGGCCCTGTCGATTTCTTGTTGCGTGACCTGCCCGGTAAGCCGGGAGTTAGTAACTCGTTGCTTCGCTTCGCCAACAAGAGAAGGGTTCATCAGTAAAGCTTGTTTGTTTGCTTCGATCTTGGCCGCATTATCAAGACCCAGACCGGTGTTTCCGAGGTCCCGAGCGCTGACCAGTAAAGGGTTCATCTTTTCAGCTTGGTTGTACGCCTGCTCGCCTGCTTTGTAGGTTTGGCCTGATGCCCGACTGGAAAGGGCGTCTGAACGCAACCCTCGAGCCAGATCTGCGTCGCCCCACCGGTCATATATTTTAGCTTGCGCCATATTACGAGCTTCAGAAACCTGATATGTGTCAGGGCTCTCGTCGAAGTCCATACCAAATACAGAGTACTTACCAGTATCTTTGTTCGGCGTTAGCCCCGCTTTTAGACGGTCTTCGTCTTCGTCGAGCTTACCAATTTTATAAGCGGCACCGACTTTACCCGTCGTGTCCCACCCCGCGTTAAACCCCTCAAGGAAACTTGCAACTGCGCTAACCATTATGCGACCTCTTTCATCTCAATGCCGAGCATATTGTAGTCGACTGTTTTATAACCGTTGAACATTCCGTCTGTACGGATGGCGACGGCGTCTGGGTAACTAAGCTCAACCTCTTGCGCCATTACCCCACGGTAGCGGATATTTGGATCACCGAACCCTTCTTTGTAATTGAACTCGTACAGTGTCAGCCCTGTACGCTGGTCGACGCCCACGTCTACGATGTTTTCTTTGACACGCTCATCAGATGCTCGCGCCGTATAAAATTTGGCTCCTGCGCCAGCTACAGCACCCACCATGGCGGCGTTGTCTTTTCCTGCGTTTATGTACATTTCTGACTGGCTGTTTAGGATATTTCCCAGCCCAGACATCTGTGTTTGGAACCCTGCGTTGTAGGTATTCCCCGCAGCACCCATGTTGCCCATGTAGTTTTGACCCGCGCTTTGGTAATTACCCCCCGCCATTGAGCCGGAACTATTAGCCCCACCGTATGCTGCCGTTGACGCTCCGCTCAAACCCCGACCCATACCGACGGCGTCAAGCTTACGTGCGTAGCCCATTTGATCTGCTTGTGTCCGTGCGTTGGTCATTGCGTTGGCTCGGTTAGCTGCGAGAGCTAAGCCACTGGCTTGCTGCATCCCTGCGTATCTACCGCTGTTCGGGTTCGCTCCCATGGACCGAGAGGCCCGTTGGTTCTGTGCTTGGACCTGACCAAACGCTAAGCCAGCATCCGCTGAAGCTTGAGAAGCCAACTGATTGCGGTACGCGTCGGTGTTAAACCGCTCGGCGTCAGCCACAAGGCCACGTTCCAGAGGGCGAAATGTGTCTTTCTGATAATTGTAGTAGTCACGGGCTTGTGCCATCTGCTCGGACTGCGCGGCCATCTGCTGATCGGCTACGCGTTCCATAATAGGAGCAGTTCGATCATACTGCTCTTTGGCAAATGCTAGTTGGCGGTCGCCAATTCCTGCCATTATACGTGCAGACTCTGCACTAGCTTCTGCTAACGGCGTGTAATCGGGTGGTGGAGGACTACTCTTACCCATTTAACTTCCCCTTACGGTATTTGTCTGGCCAAAGGACGAGAACAATAATGTCTTGGCCGTCAGTGCCAGCTTCACGCATGACGCCTTCTTCGACGAAGCCCAAGTGTTTGATAATTTTAAGTGATTTTGCATTGTTTGCCTCGACCAACCCAGTTAACCTTCGGAGGCTGCAAGTCTCGAACGCATACAAAAAAGCGTGGTCAAGCAGTTCCGATAGAATTTTCTTGGGTTTGCTAACCGCGAGATGTACCGTTGCACTGGAGTTCGTGAAATTATTAAACACAACCCCAGCTGTAAGTTCACCCTTATGCTCAGCGCCCATCGCGTAAAAGCCGCCCCATGAAGACAGTTGCCCTACATGGTTTGCGACCCAATCGCCGACACGTATCTTGTCTTCAAATACTAATTGAGACACGGGCACGACGATATCTGCTTACACGTTAACACATAAACATCCAACTAAACAATCCTTTTTGTGTACATAAGATGGACCACGTCCCAGTCGCTAAACATTGTGGGAGAATTGTACACATACTGTTTGACGCGAGCAACCTCGCCACCCTCAATAGTCAGCCCATAAAACGTGTCATGCGACCCTCGACGTTCTGTCAGATTGAAGTGATTTTCCACACTAGCTGGGTCGCCTTTAAAGTAGCAGTCGTAGAAATCGTCAATGTCGTCGGGTGCTGGCCGGTTATACTCAGCGACGTTGGTCGCCTTGAACATTGGTGTACAACCTGTCGGCAGATAACTAGGTGCTGCTCCCGCCCACAGCGCATATCGTTTTAGGTACGACGTCCCACTCGTCATGCAGAACTTCCGCGCGGATAAAGGGTACGGTTCGCCAACCAGAAAGTCTGTAACCTTTTTGTTTAAAACAAAGGTAACGACGGGCTCGTCCAGTACTTCGTGAGTAACTGCTGTGCTAACAGCGAAAGTCCCGTCGTAGTTTGCCCAGGCGAACGTCGCTTGAACGGCGGTTAGTATTCCAGCGGCGTCCGACGACGCAGTATCGTGCATGGTGCGCGACGTGTCGCCTGTGTAGTAAATTTCGCTATGCGTAGTCATACCCAATCTCCGGTTTGTAAAAACGCATACACCGCAGCGTCTATATCTGCTTCTGGCTCGACTGATATGTAAGTCGCCAGTTTATAGACGTTGGTTGCGTCGTTGTCGTACGTGGTTTTTTGCGCCCAAAACCACACGCCGGTGTTTCCGTCGGGCTCTGTGGTTGTTCGAGTAATCTTAAAAGGTTTTACAATATCAGTCATACCGGCTCGCATCCGCAACAATTACTGTTTGGGCTGTAAGGTTTATAGTTTCGTCGGAGTACGGCCACGCGCCGCCAGAAGAGCTACTAGACCCCGGCCCGAAAACTAATAAGAAGTCTCCACTGCTGGACGCCGCCCAATAACAACCGGCCACCACGGGAATCCATCCAGCTTTAAAGAATGTGGTGCTGCCAGAAGTAGTTCTGCCCCCAATGCCACCTCGATAAAACGCCCAGTATGTAGAGGTATTGGATAGAGAACTTTCGTACCCAAGACAAAACCCGTAGATATTAAACCCCGTACAGTTATCCACGTACTGGTAAAAAGTAGCTTCCCGCTGAGTTTGGGGGAGCGCGTTGTAATGGTACATCGGCTTTGTGTGTTGAGCGGAAGTATCACCAAAATTATAGTTAGCGGTTTCCGTTGGCGTGAAATTGTTGTTGTTAATATCGCCGCACTGAGTTGCCGTAAGAGCCGCAAAATTCACAGAGTTTACAGGGTTGGCGGGTTGTACCATGGAAACCGCGCTAGAAACTGCTAATGGCCGAGCGCGGCTGTCAAACGAAACGGTGCCGTCAGCGTTAAAAACTTGAAACCCGTAACTCCCCGAAACCGAAACAGCAGTAGGATCAACGAACACATATACCTCTGGCATCGAAACAACGGCAGTTGACCCGCCCGTTCTTAGGATCGTTATACTCCATGTTTTATCAGAAGTTCCACTGTCTACGCCTTTCACCCCCGCGATGCTAAAAAACTTAGTTGGGTCCGGCATGGTAAAAAACGGCACAGGAATAGACACCCTGTTAGGTAAAACTATTGTGTACACCAACTCGACGAAGCCGCCGTGGTTGGTAAAGGTGTTCAGCGGCGTAGATGGTTTTGTTGCTTTACCCGCGAAATGCAGGTTCTTTGTGTCGCTGGAAATCAACACGTCGTTGTCGTCGTTCAGTGCAAGAAATCCATAGCTCATCGCATCAACACCAATACTAACACGTTTTCATTGCCACCAGACACGCTCACGGTGGTGTCGCTTACAGAGATAGTGTGCGCGATAGCTTTCCGATCAGTCGGTGGAGGGTTTATAAACATCTGTACAACTTGGACTGTTTTGCCACTTAGGACGGCGTATGTGTTGCTAACTGAAGCCCCACCGCTAACTTGAAACGCAGCAACTTGGTTAAAGGTTACATCTGTTGACGAAAACGTCAGAGAACCATCAGAGTTAAAAAGATTTAGACCGTGAGCCACTAAGCTAGGTTCCCCAACTTCACGCGCACTGTGCCACTAGCGTCGAACACCTTCACCGTATCTGCTGCTATCTCCAACCGAGCGCCAGACGCCGCAGACTGTGTTGCAAGCGTACCTCTAAAAGTCGCGTTGTTCATCTCCATCGCCCCAGCCTTGTCGATCTTCCAACCAGCTGATCCAGAGGCGTAGTCTGCTGACTGGATTACGTTGCCGATCTTGGCATTAGTAATAGCACCCGCGCCTATTTTTGCTTCGACGATAGTAGCGTCTTCGATGTTTGCCGCTTTGATAAAAACGTGGTTGTTCACAACTTGGAATGGGGTTTCAAACCCTGCTCCATTGAGGTTGTTCACCCGAAACGCGCCGACATTAAATGTTGCGCCGTTGGTGTCTAGTGTCGCTGCTGGCGCTGTAACGCTGGATATTCCTGTGTTTACACCACCGGTCTGGCTGTAGTTGACCGTTCCACCCAGATAGATTTCCGCACCAGCGATTGTGTTACCGTAGAAGTCGACCGTATTTAGCAAACTAGCTGTAATTTTATCAGCAGTTAAACTGCCTATCTGTGCGTTTGTTATAGTGGCATCCGCGATCATGGCAGTCCGAATGTAAGTACCAGCGGGAACACTGACACCGTTGATTACGGTAGCTGCGTCTATCTGGAAAAATGGAGCTTCCGAGGAGCCCCCGAGCGACTGAGACAGGACATCCATCACGTAGTTTGGGTTTGTTCCTGTAGTTCCTTTAACTCCAGCGGTTGCATTATAGGCTCCAGCAACGCCGTTTTGGTTTATGTTTCTAGCCCAGTACCACCGATTAGCGGCAGAACCGATCTGGTGTGAAAAGCTATTACCCGCGTTCATGCCGACAAGTACTGCATCTGCCAGAAGGGGATCTTCATTCGCTGATACCTGAGCGGCAGACTGAGCAGCAGCCCATACTTCTGTGTAAGCGTGACCCGAGTACCCCGGCCCGTCCCATGTGACTATTATTGAAGCCAGCGCACCAGATGCAGCTAGGGAGGTTGGCGGTCGAGGGGTGCCCACCGTTGAACCTGTGTTCGTTACCACGCCCGTGCCTGTTGAAAAACCTGCAATACCCGCAGCTACCAGCTGTCGGGCAGTCACCACACTGTCTAGCCCGTTCCCGTCGAGTGCTTCTTTGACACGCTGAACAAACTGCTGAAGGTCACGTGGTAAGCCACTTACTGTCGGAATATTGTTAGCCACTGGCAAGCTCCGTCATTGAATTTGCAATAGATAAGTTAAACACCTCATGCACCCCCGAGATCTGCATTTCCCAGTCTCGACCAACTTTAGAGGGCAAGCGAAACGGGTCTCTGCTTGTGACGGTCTGGGTGTGGACAAGAACAGTATCTGCGTAGAACTTAACAGTCATCGGGTAGGCTTCTGCTTCTAACTGGGCGCTGGAGAAACCCATAACCTGCGGCATGGTAAACTTTTTGGATTTCCAGATATACGATTTCGCAGTGCCATAGCCCCACGGCTTTACAGACTTGTCCGCAAACGCCACGAATAGTTTGTCTCGCTGTATGTCTTGGTATCCAGCGGTTGCGTAGATGTCGTGCAGAATAAACTGTCCCGACCGCATGTCGAATATAAACCCGCCTTGCTGTGTGCCGTTGTCGTAGAAAGCGATGTACTGGTTGTCATGCTGATATGCGTGGATCGACTCGGGCTTGAAAAAAGTCTGCCACTGATTGAAGTTGAACAGACTTTCAGTTAGAATTTTAGACCCGCTAGTCGACATCATCATAAGCCCGTCTGGGGCGGCGTACACGACAGACCCCATAATGTTGACTATGCTTTGCTTAGACACGCAAGCTTGCTCCAAGTCGGATTTTACCACGGTCATCGAATCTGGATGTGTGCCTTGGATAAGGTAGGGAACCCCCTTCGTTAGAACGATTAGAGTGGTGTCCATCCGTCCAAGCCCGACAACAGGGTAATCTAGGGTTTGTATGTATTGCTCTGGCCAAGCGTGTGGATGGTAAGGATCACAGAAGTGAACGTCCCGCCCAGAAAACCCAGCCATCAGGCCGTTGGGTAAGTTAGTTAGTCCGCGCAGGGTTTGTGGTGGCTCGATCCAAGTAGTCGAAGGCAGTAGCTCCCCAAGCGCATCAGGTTTAACATCGTCGACAACATTGGTCTCCGAAGCTGCGATCTCGTTTACGAACAAGAACACCCCACTGACCGCGCGGTAAACTCGTTTGTGGGTTACGACGTATTCTCCTCCAGGAACTGTTGCAAACCCTGATAGGGACACAGTTTGGCCGTCTCGGACATCTACGGAGTTTGATGCAGCAGCTGGAGCAGACTCAAACTCGAATCCAGCTTCCTTGTTCACCCACGTGTAGGTATAGACCCGCGTTTCAACAACCTTATCCTCGTCATTATACCCTACAGCTTGCTGTCTGGAAAACGCATTTGAATCTGGGTACACGCCACCGTGGAGGGCCAACGTTGCAGATGTGCCTACGGCATTGGTAGTAACTACTGCAAACGGGGACACAGCGCCAAAAGTTTCGACCGTAATCTCAGTTAAACCCGCAGTGGCAAGAGACGACACATAGGACGGGTTGCTGACCTGTATGCTAGTAGCTACACCATTTACAGTGACCTTGAGGTGCTTTCCTTCCCAAGCGTCTATCTGGGTTTGTGTGACAAACAAACGAGCAGGTCCAGCAGAATCGGAACCGCTGCTAGTCAGGTTAGTAATAACCGTACCCGACACGCGCCGTTGGTAGTTTATTGATCCCGCAGCACCGCCGCCCGATGTATCAGGAGTTAGAACAACGCAGCTTCCGTACGTCGTCGCCGTAATCTTGTTTGAGAGTAAGCCATTTAGCCACGCGGCAAGCCCCACAGCTGTAAGCGCTCCACTGTACGCAACGTAGTTGATATGGTTGGTACCAGAGCCAGAAACGAGTATTTGGTCGCCCGTAGAGATAGAGGCAATCTCCGAGTCTTCGATGATTACAAAAGCGTTTGTGTCCGCTGTTCCAGTCGCACTCACACTAGCCGGTGTCGAACTAGTATCAAAGGTTCCTGTGGTATCGTCAGTCACGCCTGTCTGAAACGTAACGAACAACTTGGCCGTTGGTCCAGTAGCCACAGTCTTAATAGTAACCACCCCGTTGGCCTCGGTCGCCGCTACAACTGTACTGCTCGCGTTGAGTACTGCGTTGACACGGGTAACGACGTGCGCGGCTGTCATAGGTGAGGCTGATAGAGAAACAGCGGTAAACTGGTCTGCAACGTCAGTAGTTAAACTGACAAGGAGTCCGTAGCTTGTGGTTAACTGGCTAACTTGCGTTGACGACAGTGTGACTTGGGCCGCGTGTGCGACGGGCGTAAACGTGTCAGGAGAAGCTGCGCAAGCGGCAACTGGTGAGGGCAAGCCAAGGGGTCGAGACTCGGTTGGATAGTTAGAACCCGAAAGCGCAAGCGTGTTGTACGTGGCTTTAGGTCCGCCGTCGCCGGTAAAGAAAGTCCACTCTGAGACGTCTCCCGCAATTTGGCTACGGCATACGTCTACGTCTTGGAGCCAGTGAAACCAATAGTTGTTGTCGGAAACCGTATCTTGCCCAAATCTGTACAGAGCCAAAGGGGTTCCAGCTTTAGTAAGTGTGGCCGATGTTGCACCCACGTTGCTAAGCGGTTGGATACTGCCTTGAAACACAGGACAGTTCATAGCGGTTTGAGCTTGGTTGTCCTCTAAGTACCGAGGGGGTGTGGCGGGGGATATGCCCCCAAACGAGCTTATTTTTATGACAGCCATGTTACGCTTCCATTAACCAAGAGTGTATTTTGTTTGTCTGCTCCGTGCGGTCTTCGAGACCGTGGTACCCACCGTTGACCCTGCGTGTAATCCGCTTGATCGTCTCGTCGTTGACACCTAGATCTGCGATCTTGAACAGTCCGTTTTTGTTGAAAAACCATTGCGCAGTCTCGAAAGCGTAGTCAGTGGCCACGGCGTCTGGGTTAGTCATAATTTCTGGCAGGCGCATATCCGACGCAAACGCTCTATAATTATTTTTGCCGGTTAGCTGCAAAAAACCCCGGCCCGTAAATAACGCCGCTTCAGACTCCGTTTTGTTTCCCATGCGACCGTTGTAGACTTTTCCAGCTAGCCCCGCCGGGTTCTTGGCGTACGGCTCCGCGTCTGCAATAGTTTCAAACCTTGTTGGCCAGACAGCTTGGATGCGTTCTGGGGTACTGTAATACAGGCTCTCTCTGGTGAGTTTGAAACCACCACTCTCGTGGGAAGCTTGGCCCATCAAGTGAGCACCCCGTTCTGGAGATAACCCGTAGTGCCGAGCTATAGCCCTAGCAGTGCGGGGTCCAAACGCTCCATCGGAGCCGACGCCCCCAATTTTAATCTGAAGATTGCGTACTGCATCACTCATTCTCTTCTACCCCTTATACTCAGGCAGGCAACCACCGTGTTACTGCTTGTTGCCATAATTTTTGCCTGCTCTTTGTACTGCTCACACTCAGTTCTGTTTCCAAAATCGTTTAGCTGGTAGTACTGAACAGGCACCCCCGGAATGAACTGTATCCAAACCAATACCCACATTACTTCTTACCCAAGAATTGTTTTGCACCTTTCACACCGAACGAAGCTGAAATCGCAGTTAAAAGCGCCCAAAAATACCAATCTGGGGCTAGAGATAGTTGCTCAAACCCGTGGCCCACAACGTTTTCCATCCCGGGAATAAAACATAAAATCAGGGGTATAGACAGAATTATTGAGAAAAACTCGTCTTTCCATGACCCACCAGAATTTTCTGCCATGATCCGTTCCCAGTCAGCGGTACTGGTCTCTTTCGACAGGAGTATTTTAGCTTTGCTCTCGGCTTCTACTAGTTTGAGTTGAGCGGAAGCGGCGTTCTTATCTGCTTTGCCTTGCAACCAGCTGCCAGCAAGATTTGCCACTGGGCCTAATAATGATTGTAACATAACCGCTCAACTCCTTATCTGTGTACGTGTTAACACATAAACTTAGGGATTTCCACTCCGTTATTCCTTTTGGTAACTAACAGACGCTTGCTTTGCTTTACCAACGTACGCGTTGAACCCCATGAAGGCCGCGACCACTCCACTCGCCGCAATCACATATACAGAGGCGATATCAGTAACTAGAGTAGCCGCTTTATCAAGTCCGAGCCATGAAGCCGATAAAATTACCAGTGGATAGAGTAACATCCCAGCCAAAGCAAAACCAGTAAACCGGCGCTCTGCGTTGCGTTTTAAGTCTTCATCCTCCATCTCACGGCGTTTGTCCTCAAGCAACAAGGCGTTCCATTCGTGCCTGTCAATAAACCCATTCTTATCAAGGTCAGCCTTCTCAAACTCGACCATTAGTAAGACGAACTCGTTTTGCGAGTAGTGGGTTTCTTAACAGTTTTAACCCGTACTGGCTTAGCGGCCTTGACTGTTTTTTTGCCAGTTGCGGCTGTCTTTTTCATTAGCATTTTATGCTTTCCTTGTTGTTGTGGGTTTCTTTGTTGGAAAACCCTTTTTCATGTTAGAGTACGCTTTGGGAGTTACCGTTGATTTTGCTTTTGTACGGCTGGTCCCCGCTGCTTTTCGGGCGTTAATGTTTTTGTATAAACTCATGCTTTGCCCTTGGAGGTTTTAGCCTTAGCTGTTTTGGTCAGCCCACTATAATGAAACAGCTTTTTGCTTGCGGCAGTATGCGCTTTGCCGGTGTGCATAGTACCATCTTTCATTTTGTGCTTAGCGCCAGTGTGAACCGCACCGCTAGCTGTATAATGTTTTACACCTTTCATCGTTTGCTACACCTACATTTGCCTTTTAAACTTCCACATCGACCACATCTTCTCATCACCACTTCTCCTTGTTTGCCCAATACGCCGCAGACATTTTGCCTTTGGCTATATTTTTTCCGTGCCTCGCTTTGAACGACGCCCGTTTCTTTTTCATCTTGTCGCTCTCACCAGCTTTGGGTTTACCCGCAGTAGAGGCACCTTGCTCCCCAAACCGGATCGTCTTCACCTGCTCACCCTGCTTAGCCACGACGACGTGTGACTTCTTGGGGTGGCTTGGGGTGCGCTTAGGTTTGTTGAACCCTTCCACGCCTGCTCGTGCTAGCCGAGGGTCTTTTCCTGTTGTCACATGAAGTACTCCTTGCGTAGTTAATTGCGATATCGCGGCGGTGGCTGACTATGACGAGTTTTCCGTCGTCGTCGTAAACAACGTAGCGTTTGCGAAAGAACATGAGGGTCACTCACCATTTACCTTGAAACCGCCCAAAGTAGTAAAACGCCGTTCCGACTCCAGCCGAAGCCAAAAGAAAAACAGCCATCCCAGCCACAAAGTTTATCGCGTTCTCAAACATCTGTTCCTTTTTGTAAGCTTCGTCTTGCCTAATTTTTCGCATTTGCCCCTCAATGGCGAGGACTTCTTTCCAAGCAGAGGGACCGTAAGTCCATGAGATATGGTCTTTTATTTCTTTTCGCATATGCTGCATCTTCTTTTTCTGGGCGAAGATTTCGATAGCATTGGCAGAATTATCGGACATAAGTTTGTAGAATGGGGGGTTTTTAGCTTTGTCTTCGGCATATTCAAAATCGCTAAAAGCGGCACCCCATTTGGACAGAGTGCCGCTCATTTCTTGGATATCCTTACCAGCGTTAATACCCTGCTTTAAAATATTAAAAGCGGAGGTCGCTAATCCGACGGCTGTGAGCGGATCAATCATTAGCCCATCTTCGACAAAACAGCGACGAGGAGTGCTATAATAGCGCCGGTGGCGGCTAGCATAATAGATTCCATGCGCTTAACGCGGCCAAACAAGTCTTTGAACTGTATCTTCATTTCAGTTTGGATAGCTATTACCTCCTTTTCGAGTTCGTCGATGCGGTCATGCGATGAAGCTGCTGTTCTTTCTTCCGCCATTTTAGTCCCTTATTATGTTAACACGTTAACACGTTTGTTTACTTATTATACTATAGCCTCGCTTATAAGATTAACGGTTGTGCCACCATCTCTCGTAAAGAACTCGTAAGTTGCTCTAGAATTGTGTGTTGTAGCTGAAGTAGTACCTACAACTGAAGCTGGTAGAGTTACTGCCAGAGGTGAACCTATGTCGTACGTAAGGATGTACAAGGTTTCCCTGCCAACAACAAACATCTTAGTCCCATCAGGTTTGAAGAAGATGCCAGAGGGGTGTTGGTCAGCTACCGTGAAAGACTGTATAAACGTAGCTGAAGAAATATCCCAAGCTGAGCTTAGGGTGTACTCATGAACATCCTCATCTACAGACGCGAAGTCACTGCCGATGATGTACATCTTAAGTCCATCAGGGCTAAATTGAACATCTTGGACGTTAAGCTCTTTAGCAGAGATATCGAACGACTGAAGGTAAGCAGCTGAAGTAACAAGCCAAGGAGTGCTTAAGTTGTACTCGTTGACGTTATCATTTTGACGACCCGCCATGTACATCTTAGTACCATCGGGTTTGAAGAATAGCCCGGTAGAGGTTGAATCTTGGGCGTCTATAGCAAACTGTACGCCTCCATGCGTAGCAGTGCTGATGTCCCAAGCAGTAGTCAGCGTGTACTCGTCAACGTCATTACCAGCATCAGCCATAATGTACATCTTAAGTCCATCAGGTTTGAAGAAGATACCCTCTGGGGCCACATCCGTTAAAGCCTTAAGTTGTACAAAACGCTGTGTACCCACATCCCACGGTGTATCCAGATGGTACTCTAGAACACTGTCTTGGGTGTCACCTACAATGTACATTCTAGTGCCATCGGGCTTGAAGAAAATCCCGGTAGGGACTGTATCAGCATGGTTTGTGCTGAGCTTGACGCTTTTTGAGAGTACAGACGTAGAGATATCCCAGACGTCTAGGTTAGGTGTCACACAGCTGTATCTCCAGTTAGCGTTGGTAGGTACGTTAGTAAACGATACCGTAGTATTGGCCGTTAACGACCCACTATCAAAGAAGTTGTAAGTACCAACATTAAGACTTGGCGTGGCACCCGTCACTGCTGTAAATTTAAATGGTTCAGTATTAATACCTGTCAGGTTTGCACCAGAGATAGCTGGCAAAGCGCCTGTTAGCTGTGCTGCGGCTATGTTGCCAGCAAAAGCCGTAGCGTTGACTGTACCATCTGCATCCACCGTTATCGCGTCGGCGACTTGGGCCAATTCGTTTTGTTTGGACATTATAATCCTCCTAGTTCTGGCCAATTGATATTGCTAGGGAACCCTGATTGTCCTGTGATGTCTCTAAGAGCCTGTCGGTAAGCTGTCTGAGCTTCTGTCATAGTACGATCTGATAAAGCCCATGTATCCGTTCGGGCTAATAGGTTGTCTCGGTTAGCTCGGCCTTCTTCTTCTGTTTGAGGTTGAGGTTCTGGGAGGTCCATATCCACTACAACACCATCTAATAATACGTTTACCATGTTTTGCTCCTTTTAAGCTGCATGCCCATAAATTCTGTAGTAACAAACTTGGCTTGTGTCGTTTGCAAAACTGGCACCTGAATAATAAAAACGAAACTTTGAGGTGGTAGCTGCGGTTACTTGCCGACCAGAACCTCTAGTCAAAATTGGATGGTTATAGTACTGCGGGTTCATGGCAGTATTTTCATGCTTCCAGACAGTATTCCTAGTTGTGCTATTAGCATCCCAGACATCTATACTAGCAAAGTGGAAATCTGTGGCCGCATGGTTCGTTGCATCGTTAAAGTAAAAGTTAGTAGTCGTAGTACCATTGCCTGAATGCCAACCATGGTTGGCAATTACGTACTGTACTGATGTAAGATAACAACCAGCCTGAAGACTATTACTTGAATCAACGATTTGGTAATACATTACTTTATTCCCGTATGCACTGTTCATCGGGAATACGATGTCTATTTTATGGGCATCGAAGCCAGTTGGAAGGCTTATATCAATAGCACTAACGACTGAAGTACCTAAAGTGACCTCTGCTATTGTTTCCCAATAACCTCCGCCAGCTTCTGCCCAAGTCATTCCGCCAGTTGCCGCTGACTGTGCTGTAAGCATGTATCCATTAGTTGGAGAATTAGATACTTGAAGCTTGGCTTCGTTTACAGCTTCAGCCGCAATATTAGATGCAGCATTCGCCGCCAGATAACTTGCCACATTAGAATCCGCGTATAGCCCTGTGATACCCGCGCCATTTCCAGTCAGTGTAGTTGCGGCAAGCGTACCCGCTACAGTTGCCGTTGTGCCAGAGGCCGACATGAGATTAGCTAGTTCAGAAAGTTCTCTTGCTTTGGTCATGGGTGTACTCCTTCAGGCACGGACGGCCAAATGATATCGGTAGGGAACCCTGATTGCTCTGGAATGGCACGAAGAGCCTGACGGTATGTTTTCTGGGCTTCAGTCATAGTGCGGTCTGAAACTGCTAACCAATCAGTGTAAGCGAGAAAGTAAGAACGAGCGTCTCTAGCCTCAAACTCAGAATTGCAGTGACCCGCTTCAACGCGGGAGGTTATTGAAAAGAAGTCTACTTGTTTATACATTATTTTACGCTCCTACGTTTGTTGACGGGAAGTAAAAGCTACCAAGTGCGCCTGTCTTCCAGACTATCCGAACTGCACCATTTGCACCTTGCCACTGAGCCGTATAGCCAGAGGGTCCGCCGCCGCCGTATTGAGCGCCTCCAAGTTTTGTTGAGGTAGCACCTCCCGAACCGCCACCTCCGCCGTTCACTGGGTAGGTGCCTGGGGCGTTACAACCTGGGGTGAGTTCATAAGCGCCACCCGCTCCGTCAGCGCCTTGGCCGTTTAGACCAACACCACCTCCGCCAGCACCCCAACTGTATCCACAATACTGGCTTGAGGCTCTTGAACCACCTCCGCCACCCGCTCCGCCACTTCCGCTTGTTCCATTAGCATTGTGATATGCGCCGTTTCCGCCGTTTCCAGAATAGCCACCTGCTCCTCCGCCGCCTCCAGCAACGTAAGGGTTAGGGGCTACTAGGCCTCCGCCACCCGCTCCGCTGTTTCCGCCTCCTGTACTTGGGACGTTACTGCTGCGCGAGGTAGCTGGGCTTGCTCCTGCTCCGCCATTGTCGGAACCAACAGTTCCGCCGCCAGCATAAACACCTAATGAGCCAAAAACAGCGGCGGTTTCACCTCCAGCAAGGCCACTCCCGCCTGTTCCAACGGTAATCGAATGAGTATCACCTTCAGTAACCGAAATAGTATTACCATATTGCAGACAGCCACCTGATCCGCCGCCGCCATAGTTCCCTTGACCTGATCCTCCCGCTCCGACACAGACGACACAGACTTCTCTAACACCTGCGGGGACAGTCCATGTGCCGCTTGAGGTAAATATAGCTTCTCCACTACTTGCGTTTTGTGGTGGTCCATCTGCACTAAGTGAGTATTGCTGGTTTACGGTAAGGCCATCTTCATCCGTGGCAGTGATAACAAAGCTTCTAGCTTCAGCCGCTGAGAATGTTGCACCGTCACTAACTAGGTTTACGCCACTTATTGTGACGCCAGTTGGTAGTGCGCCAGAAGCCAAACTGTAAGTGAAATTCGCATCAGAAGTAGTATTGTCACTGAAATCTGTTCCAAGAGCATAAGTGAAAGACGCTTGTTGGTAAGCGATTGTGGTTAACGTCACCGTTCCACCAGTTGCAGTAGGTGGAGTTGGGTGTATTTCTTTCCAAGCACTGCCATTAGAAAAGAAAATTACATCAAAAGTTGTGTTGTAGTAGACAGCCCCTTCCGCACCTACAGCGGGAGCTGATGCCAGCGCAGTAATGGAATTTGCAGGTGAAGCGGGTAAGTCTGTGAGGGCCGCGCCCGAGATCGCTGGCAATGAACCTGTTAGCTGTGCTGCGGGTATGTTGGTCAAGCTAGCAGCACTGCCATTCGGTGCTAGTGCGTTTGCTGGGCTAAAGGTTCCAAACGAGATTGCCTCAACATTGTCTCCTGTCGCGGCACCCACAGCCAAAACAACATCTGACCCGTTCGTGGCTGTGTAATCAGTACCGTCGACAAGGTGAATACCGTTAACGAAGACGTCCAGAAAACCTACTGTGTAGCCGCCCGTCCCGAAGCTCGTCTGACCAGAGGTTGCTGTGTACTTGTCTCTCGTCTGTGTTGCTTGCGGTACAGGCTGTGTGCCTATGTATCCTGACATTAAACTATATCCTCTGCAATTAAGTCTACTGTTGTTCCACCGTCATCGGTCAAGAAAGTG